TCGCAGTTTGGGATATTCAGACAAAAGATGTGCGGCCTATACTTCCTCTTGGGGATAGCAAAAACATTAAAATGGGTGAAGAATTATTAAATGTGTCGATCCCGTTTGATGGAATTGCTAAAGGCTGTTATCGAGGCACTGTTACTAACCCGAAAGTTCAGTACAACGATCCAGAAATTAAAGGTATGGTTTTTGTGGATATGTTTGGAACAGGTCCTGGTTCAAGTGGATCCGCAGTTGTAAGTGAACGTACCCATAAGGTTGTGGGGATTCTTACTATGGGTGAGAATTCTGTCGGAGAACTACTTGTGCCAGTGAGTGTTATTCGGGCATTTCTCTCTGGGAAATTTACAATGCATGAACCCGGTCCTGCTATTACTGCTCCCCCACAAGATAACGATGATGACGCTGCTCGTATTGGTCGGCCAACACCTATGCAGGTTTCTACGAGTGTTCATGTGTCTCCTCCACCGAGTCATCCCCGGCCCCCAGTAGTTCGGCCCCCAGTACAACAACCGAAACCATCACCGAAACCAAAGACTCATGGAAAAAGCCAAGATAGAAATCAATCAAAGAAAGATCCTCGTACTTTTTCTCGAAATGATCATCGTAGACTGGGTGATCGTGATTTGAGAATTGTAAATGGAAAAGTGATTGTCTTCTGGTATGGATGGTGGTTTCAACCCTGCCCAATTTGTGATTGGCCTGAATGGATGTGGGATTCGGATATTTTTATTATTCCCATAGGTCCTGGAGTCTATGAAGTAATTTCATATGATAATCCCGCACTTGTGTTTCAAGTGACGATTTTTGTGGAGTAAATAATGATAGATGGTTTTTATAGTTATCTCTGGTTGCGTAAAGACGGAACCCCTTATTATGCGGGTAAAGGCTCAAACGATCGTGCTTTTAAACGATTGAATCATTTTTTTAATCCTCCTAGAAATCAAGAAGGGGATATTGATTGTACTCGTATTCTTGTTTTTCCTATGGGTTCTGAAGAATTTGCATTTGAATCAGAGAGAGCATTAATAGCATTGTTTGGTCGGATAAATAATGGGACAGGCTGTTTAAGAAATCTCACAGACGGTGGAGAAGGTTCGGTAGGACATATTTTTTCGACTGAGTCTAGGGAAAAAATTGGTATAGCAAATCGGGGTCGTATTCCATCATTGGAAACTCGTGAGAAAATGCGTATAGCACAACGAGGTCGTGTTCACTCTTTAGAAACCCGTGAGAAAATGAGCGAGGCTCGAAAACGATATTTTTCAGTATCTGAAAATCGGGAAAAACAAAGTGTAGTAGGATTAAATCGTATTCTTTCACCGGAAGCTCGTGCAAATATAAAAATGGCACATCAGGATAAGCCTCGTTCTTTAGAAACACGGGCAAAAATTAGCGCCTCATTAAGAGGTCAGACTCTTTCGTCAGAGCATCGTGCAAAAATAAGTGCTGCCCTAAAAGGTCGTATTATTTCCTCAGAAACCCGAGCAAAAATAAGTGCGGCTAAGAAAAATCCATCACCAGAAACACGAGCAAAAATAAGTGCGGCTAAGAAAAATCCATCACCAGAAACTCGTGCAAAAATAAGTATTGCTTTAAAAGGTCGTATTATTTCCTCAGAAACCCGAGCAAAAATAAGTGCGGCTAAGAAAAATCCATCGCCAGAAACTCGTGCAAAATTGAGTGCTGCTCGTAAAGGTCAAACACACTCACTAGAAACCCGTGCGAAAATGAGTGCTGCTCATAAAAATCCATCACCAGAAACTCGTGCAAAATTGAGTGCTGCTCATAAAAATCTATCACCAGAAACACTTGCGAAAATGAGTGCTGCTCATAAAGGTCAAACACATTCACCAGAAACCCGTGCAAAAATAAGTGCAGCCCAATTTCGTCGTTGGCACCTTGAGCAAAAATAAGTGCGGCTAAGAAAAATCCATCATTAGAGACTCGTGCAAAAATGAGTGCTAGTCATAAAAATTTGATATTTTCACCGGAGTGGCGAGCAAATTTGAGTGCTGCTCATAAAAATCTTTCAGAAGAAACACGTCGTAAAATGGGCGAAGCCCAACGTTGTAGATGGGCACGGAAGCATGCTTCTGTCCCGTTGTTATCGTGATTGAATAGGAGTGGTTATGCCACAGACACAAGAACAGAAAGATACTACTGAAAAAGCGAAATATGTAGGAAATGTTGCTGCGAATAAAACAGGAGATATTGAAGAACAAGCACAGCATACCTACCCCCATGTTGATGTTCCGTATAGTGTTGCACGAGATGAACGAAAGAAACAATCTGCTTGGGATAAATTGAAGTCGGCTGCTCGCGGTGCATATGACACTTATGAGAATTGGAAGCACGAGAATGAAGCCGAGGCAGCAGATACGGCAGCTGGTTTGAAATCAAGAATTGATCAGCAACCTTCTCTAGAGGAAGAAGAAGAGAAAGAAGGTGTCAAGAAGCCGAAAGCAAATAAGTAATCCAATAGAGAGGTGGTCTAATGCCACTCGAAGGTGAAGCTAAAAAAGCTTGGTCGCGTGAATATCAGAAAAAGCGTCGAGAACAGCGCGAGCTAGAAAAACAGACAATGCTCAAAGCTGAGGAGCTTGCGGAATTAGATAAGGATGGGATCCGGTATAAGGCCGAGACTTTTTCTTATGGCCAATTGTACAAGATTTATTTGGGGGAAGACCCATTCACTACACCTGAGCAAGCTGCTGAAGAAGCAGAACGTGCGAAGAAAAAGGGTGAGAAGATTAAGCCCCCCGATCCCTCGCATAGTCCGATTTTCGGAAGAATTCAAACTTTTCAGGAATGGCTCGGGCTTCGAGATCGATGCCGAAAAGAACTTTTCTGGTTCGGTCGAGATGTTCTCGGTAGAGATTTAATCGAGGATGTACACGGCCCCGTTTGTGATTTGTTCGTCAAAAAGAATTTTGATGGTTGTTTCCCGGAAGGCTACACCCTTAAGATGGTTCATGATGCTATTAGAAAGCATCAAGGAACAGGCCCCGGTCAGCGACTTCGAACTCTGGTTTGGTTAGATCCCCGTGGCTTCTATAAGACCACAATCGATGGGATTGATGCTCTTCAATGGTATTTGAATTGTGTGGATATCCGGGTGCTTTTGATAACCGGGGAGTTGAGGTTAGCGACGGCCCTGGTGACAGATATCAAGAGTTATTTGTATCTTGCATCTAGCGAAACCCCAAAGCCTTTTCATTTGCTGTTTCCCGAATATGCGATTAGGAAAGGGTCGATTCAGACGAAGCTTTTTTCGAAACTCCGTAGGCATAGGCAGAAGGAACCGACGATTGGGGTTCTTTCGATCGGATCGAACAAAGCCGGCTGGCACTGTGATATAAAAAAGGGCGATGACGTTGTAACAGAGAACAATTGTAAGCAGACAGAAACCCGAAAGAAGTTGAATGCGATGTTTGATAGTACGCGCGATCTTCTTGATGAGTGGGGTTTTGATGACAATGTTGGGACCCGGTATTATCCTGATGACTGGTATGGCGAGCGTATTGCGAAGGCAGAGAAAGTTCCGTTTGTGTATTTCCGTCGTCAGTGTTGGATTGTTAAACCAGAATTTGTTGACGTTCCGCTTGAAGATTTGAAAGAAGAGATGGTGGTTTTGACGTTTCCTCAGAAAGCGTCTTTCGCTTCTCTTGCAGAAAAGCGGGATTTGAATGTTGAACTTTTCCGTTGTCAGCAACTCAATGAGCCCGTTATGGGTTTGGTTGAGATTCCCTGGATTAACACATTTACGTTTGAGAAATTACAGAAGCACACCTATCAGCGGGGGGTAGCCCCTAATGAGGGTGAAGTATATGTGTATTGGGATACTGCTTTGACGGCGAATAGGACATCTGATTATTCGGCCGGTGCTGCTGTTCGAATCTATAAGACTCCAGTTGGAAAATGGGGAATGGTTGTTTTGGAAATCGATTACGGTAAGTGGACTCAAATGGAGACGGCGGTTCATATAGTATCGCTTACTATGAAGTATCGTCCCATAATGACGTTTGTTGAGAAGTTAACCGGTGGAGAATCTTTTCGGAACGAGGTAACGAGGCAACAACTTATTCGCAATTACGTTTTTCAGATTAACTGGAAAGAGCCCGATCCCCAAAAAGATGCCAAGCGAAATCGTGTTAAGGGTTTGCAAGTACTCCTTGAAAACGATATGTTGTGGTTTGTGATCGGTCCTTGGCTTGACGAAACCTTTAAGATGTTATGTAATTACACAGGCGAGAAAAAGAATAAAGGACGGAAGGATGATATCCCGGATGTTTTAGGATATCTTGCTCGGTTTATCCCACCTGATGACGGGACTCCGGAAGCGGAAGAACGTTTGAAAGAGATGGAAGCCGCTGCAAATCTTGCCCGAATACGGGCTCAACAGAGAATGATTTTTGGTACTGAAGTGCCGAATCTTAATAGGGCTGTTGAGCGGCGCGGTGAATTGACGGAAAGGCAAGTGACGATGTATCCTCCCAGTGTTACTCCTTATAGTCCAGGTCAACCGCTTGCCGGCGTACCCCATCTTGCACCGGAAATTTCGATGCCGGATACAACGCCGACCGTACCAGGGAATCCGCTCAGTGGGATGATTCGTAAAAGACGAGAGTAAAGAGGATTTATGGCAGACGATATTGAAGCTCGAAAAGAAGAGCTGTACGTAACGCCCGAGGCAATAACTGAGGAAAATGTTACGAAGGATGAGGACGTTGACGTTTATATGTTTGATGACGGCGCCGCCCTTGAGCTTGTGCTGCAGGATACTCAGACTGACGATTCATTTGTGAATCTTCTTCAGTGGGCAGCCGGTTGGACTCTTTCAGATACACTTTATCAGTCACCTCAGACTCTTTCTGCATTTGATGGTGGGAATGTAGCTCAGGCAAATGTTCCGAAGTTTATGGTGTCGAACCATATCTCCTCCATCGTTCCGAAAGTAATGGGTGGTATTTTCTACGAAGATCCGCCGTTTATGTTGAGGCCCTTCCCCGGTACTTCTCAGGAAGTTATTCGTGCAAAAACAGCTTTGTTTGCGGCTGAACTTTGGGAGATGAAGTTTGAAGAAGAGTGTGAACGTGCGCTAGATCAAATGGCATTACTCGGTACTTGTATTATGAAGTGGGGTTATACTGAGTATACTGATAAGACGAAAAAGCGTCAGCGTAAATCCGCCGAACTCACTGAGCGTGATAGTGCTGGGAATGTTCGTAAATTCCCGAGCGCCGATTCGGATGATTTTGAAATTATCTATGAGGATAAATTAGTCTCACGTCCGTGGATTAAGTACTGTGATATACGTACGGTGTTAGTTGATTCGGGTTGTAGGTACGGGGATATCCGGCGTGCCGGTCACGTTATTTATCGTGATTATGCTACCTATGAAGATTTGGATCGTTTACGTGGACAAGATGGTTATGATATTCCGGATGAGGATGTTCTTAAGAGATTCTTTTTTGATAGAGCTACACCGAAACCAGACAATATTAGTTTGACGATTCCGGAAGGAATGCGTGGCTATTTGCAGCACGCTCTCCCGAGGACGTTCAGGACAACTGCCGATCCTATGGGGAATACTCTTGAGATTCTTGAACGATGGGACAACGAGAAAGTTATTGTGGTGTTGAGCTACAATGGGCACAATATTCTTATTCGAAATGAAGCAAATCCATATAGGAAGATTCCTTTTTACTCAGCCAATTGGCGTAATATTCCTGATTGCTTTTATGGTCAGGGCCTTGGACTTTTGATCGGTGCTGAGCAACTAGTTGAACAAGGTGTCACCAATTTGGCGATGGATTTACTCGCTTATGGTTTGCAGCCTACGGCTGTTCGTAAGCGTGGATTTAATGTGACTACACAGGCTACACGCTGGCAGTTGGGTGGCATTATTGATGTGGATGAGGACGTTGATAAAGCGTTTCGATTCCTTGAAATGCCCCATGTGCCAGGTGAAGCCTGGCAATTCATTTCGCAAGCAAAGGCGGCGGCTTCTGAAACATCCGGTGCTAATGAGCTTGTTGGGATGGGTGCAACTCTGAGGGGGGCGCAGTCTACAGGTATGCGTTCAGGCACAGGAGCCGCAGGTGTAATCGCGGCGAATGCCTCCAGGCTTGACGGGCCGGACGGTCGATTTGTTCGGCAGATCTTCGAACCCTGGCTCTATCAGATGGATGAATTGATTAACGATTTGACGCCAACCAAGGTTATTCGACAAATTCTGGGTGAAGAACTCGGTGATGAATTTGAGCTTGACCACGAGAAATTCCGTAATGCTAAGATTGAGTATGAGGTTCTGGCCGGTTCGAAGTTGGGTGCCAAGAAGGAAATGGCGCAGTTCTTACCATTTATTCTGAACATTCTTAATAACCCAGTCTTTACTAAGAACATCAATGATGGCGGAATGATGTGGGATGGTGTGGCGATCTTTAAGGCTTTTGCTGATGCCGCAGGCTGGAAGTTCAGCCAGAACTTCTTGCGTCCAATGTCGCAGGAAGAGAAACAACGGTATGATGCGAATACGCCGGCTGCTCTACAAAGGAATCAACAAGCAGCGCAGCAGGCACAACAATTGGCACAATTCCAGCACGATGAAAGAATGAAGGATGCGGAGCAGTTGGGCCGCGCGGGTGCTGAGGTAATGCGTCAAACAGTGGAACAAGCTTTAACTCCTGAAGCGGTTGAAGGTCAACCAGGCAATAGAGGTTTCGGTGATGTAACGGAGTTGTAAAAATCAATGGAAGGGAGAATAATCAATGGCTAAAATGCTTTGTAGAGATAGTCTTACAAAAGAGGAAAGAGTTCTCTTGAATCACCTTTCAATGCATCCGGGTTTCTTCGTTATGAAAAAGTTGATAGACGAGGCGTGCCGACTGGCTACAGCCGAAGTCGTTAAACTTGATCCAGGAGATCCCCAATACATTCAGAAGGTAACAGCAGCACAGCTTACTGCACGAGCCACAAATGATTTTGCGGCTTCTCTTATCCTAGCGATTAGAGCACACGTTACCGCGTTGGCAACCGAGGAATCTCAAAAGACCGAACCCGAAGATGAAAGTCGGCTTTTGTCACTATTAAAGAATGTATCAAACAAAAATCCCCAAGAGGGGATGTAACACAATTTGAAGAATGAGGTTGGTGAAATATGTCGAGTACACCTTTAGTCCCTACCGGGGATTCTACTCCTCCGGTCATGACTCCTGAATGGATTAGGGCTCTTACGTATAAAGAATTGACTTTGATGCCGGCTGATGAATACAAAAAGCTCATAGCCAATGCTATAGGACGTGCGAGAGTTGAAGAGATCCTTTTGGAGAGAAGTAATGCAATCGTAGCTCAGCAAGCAGAGGAATTGCGACTTAAACAGGAAAAGGAACTAGCTAATTTGGCGAATGACAATGTTTCAGCTCAAGTTCCTGAAGAGCCTGTTGTTGCAGAACCAGCAGCTCCTGAGCCAGCGGTTGTAGATCAAGCAGCCGCCGATAAAGCAGCGGCGGAACAAGCGGCAGCGGCTGAAGCTAAGAGATTAGCTGATGAGGCTGAAGCTGACAGGTTGGCTCTTGAGGAGAAGCAGCGTATTGCCCGAGAAGCCAGACCGACTCGAATTATCGTTGAATATCAGGCAAAAGATGATGAAGGTCGCTCAATTGGGCGTCCGACGCACCTTGAGGCTGAGACTTTTCAAGAGATGATCGAGAAGCAAAAAGAGTGTCACATTCAAGCAGTGCGTTATGCTGAACGACTGAAGAGACGGCAATCGAAAGAAACTCCGCAGCCCGTAGAACCGCCCCTTCCAATATTGAGTGATGCAGACAGAGCTACATTTACTGCCGATGCACAATCGACCGATCCCGCAAAAGCAGAGATAGCGAGTCTCAAACTTGCATTGGATGAAGCGGCTAGGGCAACAAGAGCAGCCCGTATCGCAGAAGATAAAGCAAGAGGCGCACGAGTCAGTTATGAGTTTATGGGGCTTCATGCCCATGATTTTAAGCCATGCCAAGCAAATGCCGGGATCTTAGCGCAATACATTCGAGACAATAAACTTGATTGGACCGTTGAGAATCTTGAGTCTGCTTTTGTCGCCATGGAATCCCAATTGGCACCTCCCGATCGGCCGGTAGTGAGTTTTGTTGAGCCCGCAGTTGTTGCGGCGCCTACCCCCGTTCCGGTGTCAGTAGCACAAGTTCCGCAGTCAACGCCAGCGGTTAATACGCCAGCGCCTGCACCAGCCGTGGTTCCGGCTCCAGTAGCCGCAGCACCGGCTCCGGCTGTTCCTCCGGCAAC